GGTATTGGGAAGTCGGCACTGGTATCGTGGTTGATCCTGTGGATGCTGACCACTAAGATCGGATCATCCGTGATCGTCTCTGCTAACACGGAGAACCAGTTGCGCTCGGTGACTTGGGGCGAGTTGTCTAAGTGGGTCACTATGTCGATGAACTCGCACTGGTGGGAGATATCCGCTACTAAGTTAGTGCCCGCTCAGTGGTTGACAGAACTCGTCGAGCGAGACCTTAAGAAGGGGACTCGTTACTGGGCTGCTGAGGGGAAGCTGTGGAGCGAGGAGAACCCGGACGGTTACGCCGGGGTGCATAACCATGACGGCATGATGGTTATCTTTGATGAGGCGTCGGGTATTCCGTCTGATATCTGGTCAGTTGCTAAGGGTTACTTCACTGAGCCCGTTCTACACAGGTACTGGTTTGCGTTCAGTAACCCACGACGTAACTCGGGTGCGTTCTATGAGTGTTTCCACTTGGCGCGTAAGTTCTGGAGTGGTGACCAGATCGACGCACGCGACGTAGAGGGCACAGATCCCAAGACTTACCTGGAGGTGATCGAGCAACACGGCCCCGACAGTCGGCAGGCCCGGGTTGAGGTCTATGGTGAGTTCCCATTAGATGGTGATGACCAGTTCATCAGCCCCAGTTTGGTTGATGAGGCGATGCGCAGAGAACCTCACAACGACGATACAGCTCCTATTGTCATCGGTGTAGACCCAGCAGGTAACGGCGGTGACAAAGCAGTGATCGTGGTGCGTAAAGGTCACGACATCGTGAGCATCAAGAAGTTCGCCACCAAGGACACCATGCTGTTAGTGGGGCATATCATCGACCACATCGAGGAGTGGAAGCCCACATTGACAGTTATCGACCAGGGTGGGTTGGGTTTTCCGATCATGAACAGAATCACGGAGCAGAAATACAAAATCCGGGGTGTTGACTTCGGTTGGAAATCGAAATATCCGAAGCAGTATGTGAACAAACGGGCTGAGATGTGGGGAGACATGCGTGAATGGCTTAAAAATGCCCATTTACCACTCGATAGAAGCCTGAAAACCGATTTGACCGCTCCGATTGAGGAATTTGACTCGTCAGGGGCTATTCAGCTTGAATCTAAGAAGAAAATGAAGGCCAGAGGGGCTGCTTCACCTGATTCTGCTGATGCTATTGCAGTAACTTTTGCTTTTCCAGTCGCAAAACGTGAGTATAATGACAAAAAACGTCACACCAACAGACAAAATACGTCAGGTGCGGCTACATCATGGATGGGAATCTAAGTATGTCAGACGACATTGGCGCCACGGTGGATGCGAAAGACAGCAAGGAAGACAAGGACGAAGATAAAGAATTCTTCGCCGTAATGCGGTCACGTCTAACGATGGCTATTGCAGCCTACGGTGACGGTCGTGAGGACGAGTTAGACGATCTTCGGTTCGCTGCTGCGTCTCCTGATAACCAGTGGCAATGGCCCGCCGATGTATTGGCTACTCGTGGGTCAGTACAGGGTCAGACTATCAACGCACGTCCCTGTTTGACCATCAACAAGCTGCCCCAGCACATTAAGCAGGTCACAAACGATCAACGTCAGAACCGCCCGGCAGGCAAGGTAATCCCCGCTGATGATGGTGCAGACGTTGAGATGGCCGAGATCTTCGATGGCATTGTGCGACACATTGAGTACATCAGTGATGCCGATGTAGCCTATGACACCGCCTGTGAGAACCAAGTCACTTATGGTGAAGGTTACATCCGTATTCTGACCGAGTATTGTGATGAGAACTCATTTGATCAAGACCTGCGGATTGGGCGGATCAGGAACAGTTTCAGTGTCTACATGGACCCTATGATTCAGGACCCGTGCGGTGCTGATGCCCGTTGGTGCTTCATTACTGACGACATTCCTAAGGATGAATACGAGCGTAAGTGGCCTAACGCCTCTCCTGTTTCAACCTTGTTGTCCTTGGGTGTAGGTGACCAGTCCATCAACCAGTGGATCAATGAGAAGACGATTCGGATTGCCGAGTATTTTTACATCGACTATGACAAAGCCACGCTGAACCTCTACCCGGGTAATATTACTGCGGTTGAAGGTACCCGTGACGACAAGATGTTGAGGAAGCAATTCGATAAACCTCTGAAGAGTCGGCAAGCTGACCGCCGTAAAGTCAAGTGGAAGAAGACCAACGGGTACGAGACCCTTGAAGAGCAGGATTGGGTGGGTAAGTACATTCCTGTGGTGCGTGTAATCGGCAACGAATTTGAGGTGGACGGTCAACTGTACATCAGCGGGATTGTGCGTAACGCCAAGGATGCGCAGCGTATGTACAACTATTGGACCTCCCAGGAGGCCGAGATGCTGGCCCTTGCACCTAAGGCCCCGTTCATTGGTTACGGTGGACAGTTTGAAGGTTATGAGCAGCAATGGAAGACAGCTAACACTCAGAACTGGCCTTACCTTGAGGTGAATCCTGAAGTCTCTGACGGTCAAGGGAACCCTTTACCTCTGCCTCAACGCTCACCGCCTCCTATGGCTCAGATGGGACTTATCCATGCAAAACAGGGTGCTGCTGAAGATATCAAAGGTGCCACGGGTCAGTATGACGCATCCTTGGGAATGCATAGTAACGAGCGCTCGGGCAAAGCTATTTTGGCACGCCAGAAGGAAGGCGACACAGGCACATACCACTATGTGGATAACTTGGCACGAGCTGTGCGATACGTCACTCGTCAACTGATCGACTGTATCCCTAAGATCTACGACACACAACGCATCGCTCGGATCATCGGTGAAGACGGTGAAACAGGCATGGTTAAGATCAACCCAGATCAACCAGAAGCAGTTAAGAAGATCACAGATCCGAACAACCCTCAAATCGTACTTGAGAAGATCTACAACCCTAGCGTTGGTAAGTATGATGTTCGAGTAACCACGGGTCCTGGGTATGCTACCAAGCGTCAGGAAGCCATGGACGCCATGACCCAGTTGCTGCAAGGCAACCCTGAGCTGTGGAAGGTCGCGGGCGATTTGTTTGTTAAGAACATGGACTGGCCGGGCGCGCAGGAGATGTCTAAGCGCATCGCTAAGAGTATCGACCCGAAACTGGTGGCTAACGATGATGAT